TAGTCGAAAAATACTCTCCTAGATGGTGGAAAGCACAAATAACTGAAGCTGAAGAAAGACGTAAGAAGTTCATAGAACAAGCCGAAGAGTCTATAAAGGTTTATAACGCTAACAAACAAGCCACTGTAATGAACGATGTTGAGCGTCGTATCAATGTATGGTGGTACTGTATCAATACCCTTTTGCCAGCTTATTACAGCTCTACTCCCGAAGCTGAAGTTGACCTCAGAAAGCGTAGCGGTGGCATGCCGTATCAACTAGGTAGTGTCGTTTTAGAGCGAAACACACAATACGCTATGGATGTGCATTTTAGCTTTGATCAGGTTGGTTATACTGCTGCATTACAGTTTTTGCTAACTGGTCAAGCTGTTTTGTGGGCTAGATATGAGCCTAAGTTTGAGACTGTTATGAGTGAATTTGCACTTATAAAGACTCCTGAAGGCAAACTTGTAACACCAGAAGGTAAAGAATATGAAGGCGATACGAGTAATGCTGTCGAAACTGACTCTAACATTGTCATGGTGTCTGCTGAAATTGAGCGCAAGGTTGACGAAAAAGCGATCTTGGACATTGTTCAATACAACGATTATTTTTGCTCTGATGCCAGAACAGAAGCGGAAATAGAGTGGCGAGCCAGACGAGCTTTCCTAAGCCGAGAAAAAGCAGAAAGCATGTTTGGTCAAGAAGTAGCAAATACGCTAAACTATACGAGTTATCCCGAAGTTATAAAAAAGAGCATAAGACGGAAGGATGATAAATATGAAGGAAAAGCAGAAGTATTCGAGATCTGGTGTGAAGCTACTGATAAAGTCTATTGGTTGTCCAAAGACAGTGAAAAGACGATTATTGAAACTGGCCCTCCACCGATTAAGTTTGAAAAGTTCTATCCTTGCTCAGTTATTACTCAGTCTGATGACCCCGATTCCGTTATTCCTGTGTCTGATTATACTCATGTGCGTGACCAAGTTCTCGAAGTCGAAAGATTAACTACCCGTATTCATGCAGTTACTCAAGCTATACGAACCAATAGCGTATATGACTCTACATTAGGCGATCAGATAGAACAGCTCCTTTCTGGTGACTTGAAGCTAATTCCTGTCACTAACTGGCCTAGTTATAAACAGCGTGGTGGGCTTTCTAATGGCGTAGAAGGCTTTAACATTGAACCTTACATAAATGCTCTACAAGTGCTTCAAACAGCCAGGCAAACAGCTTTAGGACAATTGTATGAGACATTAAAGGTATCAGACCTATTACGAGGCACATCCGAGCAATACAAGTCAGCTACAGCTAACAGGCTAGAAAACGCCTGGTCAAGCATGGGGCTTGTTGTACGTCAAAATATGTTCTGTAAGTTTGTTTCAGACTCCGTAGCTAACTTAGCTACTATCATTGCAGAGCAATTTGAGGAAGAAACTCTTTTAGACATTGGTAATGTTGCAGAGTTAGTAGCCCCACTTGTAAAACAACCGCCAGCTCCAGAACCGCCAGCAGAAGGCATGGAAGCTGCACCGCCTATGCCAATGGGGCCTTCTCCAGAAGAACAGATGCAGCAATTAAGCCAAGAAATTATAGCTGTTCTTAGAGATAACAAACAAAGAAGTTACCGCATTGAAGTAAGCACTGATTCTATGGTTGCAGTAGATCAAATGCAGCAACAACAAGAAGGGATGCAGCTTATACAAACTACAGGCGCATTTTTTGACCAGATGAGAGGATTAGTTGAGCAATACCCACCATTATTGCAATTCTCAATGACCTTATTTCAGAATATGATTAAACGCTTTAAGGGTGGTAAAGAATTAGACGCTATCTTTACAGGAGCTTTTGATCAACTTGGCGAGATAATGAAAGCCAAGGAAGAAGCTGCTAAACAACCGCCTCCACCAGATCCAAAAATGCTTGAAATTCAAGGCAGACTGCAAATTGCACAGATTGAGGCAGAAGCTAGAATGGCTGCTACTCAAATGGAGATGCAGGATAAGAGCGTTAAAAATCAGATTACAATGCAAGAGCAACAGCTTAAAATGCAACGTGATCAATTAACAGCGCAATTAGAAGTACAAAAATATCAACTTGAAGAATACATTGCACAGCAAGAAATTGCCGTTAAACAACAAGAAGTTCAGGTCAAGGCTCAACAAGTTCAGGTTAATATGCTTGAAGTGCAAGCTGATTCGTCAAATGAGACGACGAAACAACAAATACAGCAAGAAACTTCGCAAATGAATCAAATACTTGAGATTCAAAAGTTAGAGCTTGAACAAATGCGTATAAAACTCTCTGAATCAGAAAAGTTAATGGAAGAACGACGATTAAGTTCTGAGCAAGAATTAGAGCGTATACGAATAGCTATGCAAGGCATTAGTGAACAATCAAAAGCTACAGCAGCAAAAGCTACAGGACAACAACCAATTGTGATAAACAATGTCATACCAAAACAAGGCAGAAAAAGAGCTAGTATGTTAATGGATGATGTTGGAAATATATCTGGCATAGAAATGGAAAACATAGAGGATGAGGAGGAAAGCTAAGTGGTTGATCCAGTCACGCCTCCTACGCCAGTTATACCTCCAGATGGAAGTATCTCATCTGATTGGGCGTATCCTCTTGGCGTATCTTTACTCTCTCAGCTATCCGACTCGACTAAGAGCGATCTTCTGGCTGTTACTAACATCGGCACTAGTATTACTAGCGTTATTGAAAAAGCATTAGAGCGTATAGATGAGCTATCAGGGTTTACTACTTTTTTGCTTGATGGCACACAGCTAGACGGTTTAGCAAATGGCGGTAGTGTAACCTACACGGTAAGCAATACTGGTGACTCTCCAGCGGTACGATTAGTTATAATTTTAGGCGCAATTACACCGACAGTTGGAGCTACAATAGAAGTGTCGGATGGAGTTAATGCTTACCAATTATCGCTATCTACAGCTACCAGCGTCAAAAGAATTGAGTTTAATGATTTAGATCCGAGTTTTGTTAGTTCTTTTACAATTACTAACAACAGCGGAGTTTCCCTAGCGTCTTCTGCTAACAGTTTAGTAGTGGTGGGGTTGTAGATGTCGGATATTACAGTAAGTACATCGTCAAACATGGATGACCCCGCAAATCTTGCGTTGAATAACAACGAGGACGTTACAATTACAAATGGCTCAACGCTCACTATTGACAGCGACCACAAGTATTCACAACAAGCCGCCGCACCGAGGAAAGTAACTATTAAACAGGGGTGTAAGTATTACGTCGACGGCAAAAAGGTATGGTGGATTCCCTTTGACGCTTCAAGTGGAAATGTTCCAGCGTTATCAACCTACGGAACAACAGACGTTGAAATTAGCGCGGTTGGTGTTGGTGAGTTTTTGGGGATATGGGCGGCATTAGGTGATGAAGCACCTATGACAGCAGGAACAGCATTACCGTCCAGCGGTTATGTCAAATTGCGGGAGAAAACAGGCACAATAGCAGATAATGACGTGCTTACTTTTACGAACAATTCAGCAACGGTAACGGTCAATTCAGCAACAGGTGGTCAGCGTGGGTGGCTAAGAAATACAACCACCGACTTAAACTATGCAAGAAATGACGGTTACACAGATTTTGGCGAGCTTGAAGTTGATGGCGATTGGTTCGAGCTAGGTACAAGTGATGGAACAACAACGCAAACAATTCAATTTTATTTGCCAACAATATGTTCTGCAATTCAAATTGAAACAAGCGCAGGAAGCGGTGTGTATGAATGGTGGTGCAATTACAATACAACGTATGCCGCATATCCGAACGCAATTCGTGGCTACACAAGCACAGCAACCGGTGAAATGACCTTTACAAAAGCACCGCCTAACGGCGCAAAGATACGAGTGCCAAACGTATATCAGGGCAGTTTATATGCGGTGAATGCTTCATATCCTTGCCGTTTTGTTGGACTCCCGAAAGTTACAATTAAAAAAAGTGTTTGCTATGGTAGTTTTTGGACGTATGACGCTTCCTCGCAATACTTCATGGTGGCGACTGCAACCGATTGCGCC